CAGCCGCTGCACCACCTGATCGGTGGACTCGAACTGCCCACTGCCGGGGCCGCCAGGGATGCCTGGATACTGCTTCAGGGCCACCGGCACCCGGCGACCATCGGGCAGGGGGATGAACGCCTCGGGGCTGGAGCCCTCCCCGTAGATCGCTGCCTGTGGCGCCGTAGCGATCCCGCCGCGGGCATAGCTGCGCAGCGGCACCGGCCCCTGGGGGGTCATGATGCCGCCGGCGGCGAAGCCGGGGATACCGCTGGTGCCGAAGCCGGTGAAGGCAGCGGATGGCAGCCCGGCCGCGAACGATCCGCCGCCAGCTCCGCCGAAGAACTGGCTGAAGTCGCCGCCGGGCAGGGCGCCGATGCCGGGGGCGATCGGGGCGAAGGGGCTGGGGCGGCCGATGTTCCCGATTGCGTTGACCACCGGCGCGATCACCGCGATCTGCAGCAGCTGCTGCGCGATGTCCCGCAGCACCGTCGCGCCCAGCTCCTGCAGGCTCTGCCCCAGGTTCTCGGCACCCTGGATCGCCAGGCTGAACGCCTGCTGCATGCCCTGGCCGATCGTCTGGGCCAGGCTGCCGGCGATCTCATTCTGCTCCTGCAGCCTGTCATTCTGCTGCCGGTAGTAGTCGCTCAACGTGGCAGCGAGGGTGACTTGTTGGTCTTGCCATTGTGCGGAACTTAGCTCTGATTGCTGCTTAACACGAAGCTCCTTGAACTGTTTTTGCGTATCATTGTATCTAGCGGTCATGTCGGCATCAACAGCTTGGATTCGTTCAATCATTGACCTGGGATCCACCATGCCTTCGATTTCTTTCGTCAGGCTCTTATAGGTATTAAAATAGTCAAGCGCGTACTGAGCGCTGATTTTTTCTTCTTCGGTTATGGCTTCTCTTAGATTGCGCTGCAGTTGCAGCTCTTCGTTTATGGCTTTTGTGGTATCTCGATCTTCGCGGAGCTGGGTGGAGTACTCTTGCTGTTCTTTTAGGCGTTGTTCGGCCAGCTTCTGCTCCCTTTCGGCCTGCTGATTCAATGCTTGCTGCTGTGCGTTGACAAGCTGGCCTGCCTTTCCAGTAGTGACGCCAGCCAGATGCCCTAACTCAAATGACCCACCTGGCCCGGTGACGCGCATGCCACGCCCCAATGCGCCCCGAATACCAAGGTCGGTGGCGGTGTATCCAGGCCTTAGCGTAAATCTTGTGTCCTGTGGCGTGAGAACATCAAGGCCTGGGTATTGATGACCTTTTCCGCTGCTTCCGCCCCAGTAAAAACCCCTGCTATACCCAAAACTTGATGCTTTTCTCCCTCCAAATGACAACGCATCATCCAGTAATCGTCGCGCCTGCGCCTCTGAGAGTCCACCTCCAAATTGTGCGTGCAAATGTGGTCCAGTGCTGCTACCACGGCTCGCAAGGTCAGCCTGCCCGCCACCGGTCAGGCCCCCGAGCACCATGGATCGTCCCTGCTCGCGCTTTCGCCGTTCTTCCTCCTGCTTGGCCTTAAGTGCCGCCGCGCTTCGCTTTCTGTTTTCGTCTGCCGCGGCTTGGGCATCCGCTATTGCCTCTCTGCTCAAGGCTGGTTTTTCGTTCCGCAGGAATCTACCAGTTGCCGTATCGTAGACATTCCCGGTGTCGTCCTTGTAGGTCGGTGAAGCACCAGCTGCAAGTAGCCTCCTTGGCCCTTCGGTCTCCCTCTCGTAGGCAGTTCCAATAATCTTTAATGCGTTAACAACAACAGGATTGGCGAACAGTGATGTTAGCTGAGTGATGGTCCCAGAAAGCAGATTGCCAATGCCTTGCAATGGCAGATTGATTTTCGACAATGCTTGCGCCGTTGCCGAAACCGATCTGGCGGCTTGAGTGCTTTCAATGATCTTCAGCTCGTTTCCTGCTCCGCGGATCGCGTCGGTCAGTGATTTAAGGCCCAGAATCGCAGATGGGCCAAACAGCTTAAACAGCTCTGCACTCGTGTCCTTGAACGCATTGCCAAGATCGGTGACCGCCTGCTGGGCAGTGTTGAACTGCAACTGCAGTGTGCCCAGCTGGGTATCCCTCAGCTTTGACAATGCCTTGAGCATTATTTCGGTAGTAATCTTGCCTTCCTCTCCGGCTTTCTTCAGCTCACCAATGCTGATTCCCATCTCCTTGGCGATCTGTTGCGTCACCAACGGCATCTGCTCTCGCAGGGCCCGCAATTCCTCGCCTTGCAGCACGCCGCTGGCCAGGGCCTGCTTAAGCTGAATGATGGCGCCGGCAGTTTCTTGTGCGGTGGCGCCGCTGTTGCGGGCTGCCGCGCCAAATCCGATCATCGCATCCTCCAGTTCGCGGATGCTGATCCCGGCCGGCCTGAGCGTGCCGTAGAACGTGGCAAACTGACCTTCTGCCTCGGCGGTTGACAGTCGCAAGGTGCTGGCGATCGTCGCCGCTGCCTGCTGCGCCTGATTGTATTCGCCGAACTGATCCGTCAGCGCTTTGAGCCTGACCCGTGAGGCCTCTGCATCAAGGCCCGCAGTCGCCATTGCCCCCACCCCCGCAACAGCCGCCAATGGCGCTGCCACCCGGGCCGCCAGGCCGCCGATCAGCCCCGCGCCGACACCGCCGCCTGCGGCAGCAGGCGCTGCGCCGCTGGCGGCATTGAGCCTTGACTGAACCTGCCGCAGCTCGGCGCTGTAGGCCCGGAAGTCGGCCGTTCCACCCTTGACCGCTTCCCGCAGCTGCGTCAGCACCTGAACCTGCGCACGCATGCCGGCGATGGTGCCATCGCCACCCTGCTTGAGCTGCCGATAGGCACTGGCGAGTTTCTTCAGGTCTTGATCCGTGCCAACAGACTGCTGCGCCAGCCCCTGCAGCGATTGCTTCAGGTTGTCAAACCCTTTGATTCCGTCAACCTGTTTCAGAATCGCCAGTGTTCTTGGCGAAAAAATTGTTGGCTCGGGAATTGCGGTAATAGCCTTGAGCCTTGCTTGCAGTTTCTGCAGCGAAGCGTCGTAGGCATTAAAGGCTTGACTTCCAACCGTTGCCTGCTCTTTTAGCTGAGTCAGCGATGCGATCTGGTCGCGCAGATTTGCAATCGTGTTCGGGCCTTGACCCTGCTGCTCTCCAAGAGCGCCAATCTGTGGGACGGTGCTGACTCTTTTCAGCTGCGCCTGCAGCCTGCCGAGTTCAATGCCGTACTCACGAAACTCATCTTTCGTAATCTCCGTGCTATTTCGTAAGCTAGAAAGCGCAGAAATCTGCGCATTGATAGCCTTTATCGTGCTATCTCCACCTTGCCTTGCTTGAGCATAGGCTGCGTTTAGCCTTTCCTGCTCAGAAACGACTACCTTGCCGATTTGTGCCGTTGCTTGCAGCTTTGCATTGACTTGCTCAATCTCTTTCCCGTACCTGTCAAACAGCAGAGTGCCAGGAGCAACCGCTTCCCGTAGCTGCGTCAGCGCTTGGACCTGCAGCCGCATGCTGTTGATGCTGCCATCGCTGGCGCTCTTCAGCTTCTCGTAGGCGGCGTTGAGCTTGAACAGATCCTGGTGCGTCGCGCCCGCCTGCTGCGCCAGCCCCTGCAGGGACCGCTTCAGCGAGTCAAAGCCCTGGATACCCTCAACCGATGCCTGAATCTTCAGCCGGGTCGCGTTGTCAGCCATCTCGGTTCAGCTCCTCCAGCGCGGCTGACTCCATCACCTGTAGGCCCTCGAGCATCGTGACAGGATCCTCCACATGGTAGAGGTCCAGCAGCCAGCGGGCGGCGTTGTAGTCCAGGCCCTGATACCCCGCCATCGTCGTCCGCCACTGGGTCTGGAGCCGCATGAACATCCGCACCGTCTCCCAGTTCTCCTCCCACACCTCGCAGTCGCCGCTGCGCTCGTCATCATCGTCACGGATCCAGATCACCCCGAGGGCCGCCGCGTCACGGTCGGCCTCGGAGTAGTCCCTGCCGCTGCTGCCGGTCGCCCAGTACCGAGCGACCGCGGCTAGTTTCCCGCCTTGCCCCCGTTCACGCCCAGGTAGAACGCCTCGATCACCGCCCGCATGAACGACTGGTCCTGCATCAGCTCATCCCGGGCAGCCTCGCTGAACGGGATCTCCTCGCCCTGGCCGTTGAGGATGCCAGACCAGCCGACCAGAACGCCACGCACCAGTTGTTCGTCGCCCCTGTCGGCCAGCTGCTGCATCTCCGGGCGTGTCACCCGGCGGAACACCGCATCAAAGGTCTCCTCAATCTGCACACCACCGTCGCCGGCGGTGCGGATCGGCACCGGCCAGCGGTAGCTGGTGGCCTTGACTTTCTGGTAGGGCATCGGATCAGGAGTAGCAGAGGATCAGTTCGTCGTTGCCGGCCACTGATGGCACGGCGGTGTAGGGCAGGGTGAAGTGCTCCACACCCTGCGCCGACTGGTAGGCCGGCAGCCCTAGATCACAGTAGGGGTTCACCAGGCCGATACGGTTGCCGGCGGTGGTGCCGTGCAGGTAGGCCAGGCGGCCCAGGGCGCCGTCGGTGCGGGCCTGCTCGAACGGGTTGAACGTCGCCATGCTGGTGGTCTCCATGACGACCGTGCCGCTCATTGCGCCGACGACGATCAGCACCTCCTTGCTGCAGCCGATCAGCTCGCGGTACTCCACCTGGTTGCCGAAGTCCAGGGTGTTCGACTCAAGGCAGCCGGCCACACCGAAGAACCGGAACGATCCGGCGTTGTCGTTGCGGAACACCTTGGGCGTCGTCTGGTTGGCGTAGGTCGGGGTGACAGGGCTTGCGTCCGTGGGGGCGTTGTAGATGCCGGTGACGTTGAACGTGATGGTCGGGATCTGACCGCGGGTGTGGTTGAAGCTGGCGGTGGCGCGGCAGCCGGTCAGGGTGTGGACGATCTCGGTCCCGCTGGGGCCCCCGAGGCGATACTGGATGGTGCAGCTCGTGTCGCTGACGCCGTCGATCGTGCTGATCGGCATGTAGCGCACGTTGGCGCCGATGCTGTAGGCGCTCGTGTTGTCGGTCGTGAAGGTCGACGTGTAGGCCGCCACGGTGGCAACTCGAGTGCTGCCGACGTACTGGGTGATCAGTCCGACGCTGCTGTTGCCCGTGCCGGCGGTGATCGTGATCACCATGCCCGTGTAGGCGTCGTTGACGGCCGAGGATCCGGCGGCGAGGGTGATGGTGCCGGCGCCACCTGCGGTTGCGGTGCCCGTCAGCGCCGTCCCCATGACGGTCTCGGACAGGCGGCTGGAGCGCAGCAGGGGGGCGTAGCGGGGCGCAGTGCCGGCGGTGCCGCTGCCGGCATACTCCACCGTCATCTGCAGCTGCACCTGCGTGTCGCTCATGAGGCCCTCGTAGGCGCCCATGTACGGCCGGATGATGTCCCGGCTGACCACGTTGCCGGCGAGTGGCGTCAGGGCCAGATCGGAGTTGACCAGGACCGCATTGGTGCCGTCAGGCGCTGCGTTGACGCCGTAGCTGGCGCCCTCGGTCTTCGCCAGAATCGTCCGGAGCTTCGTCTTGTAGGCCATCGTCGGAATCGGTTTCGGCTGGAGCTGGCTCGACTGCCGGGCGATTTCTCAGGCCAGTGGCCGGGTCCATCTCCCAGATGCCGCCGATGCCGCGGGTGTCGTCCTCCATGCTAGACAAGCTCCAGATCGCCCTCGGTCGTACGGTAGACGAACACGAATGGCATGGTGATCAGCCCCGCCGGCGAATCAGCCTGCAGTAGCTCGCAGGTCGTACGGCCCGGCCTCAGGTCAATGGTGAGATCGCGCAGGGTGGTGCTGGCCATCGTTCGCCGGTGAATCTCGGCCACGATTGGATCCGCGATCACATCCGGCTGGGTGTCACGAACGATCACCACCGCCCGCGCCATGAGGGTCCAGTCCAGATAGGGCAGGCTGGTCTGCACGTCCGGGTCGTCGTCGATCCATTCGAGGGCGATGCCGGGCGATTCGTGGCGCTGCAGCGGCTCCACCCGGCTGCGCCAGATCCGGCCCGACACCT